CAGGATCGGCGGCGAGGTCCGGGAGGTGATCCGCTACCGACCCGGATACATCAACGTCGATTATCCCGACGACAGCCTCCAGCCCCGTTACCGTATCAACGGCATCCTCCAGGACGCCGGCAACATGGTCCACGTCCGCTCCACCTTCGACAAATGCCCGCTGACCCTCTGCCGCGAGGCCATCGGCGTTGCCGTCGTCATGGAGCGGCACGCGGGTCGGCTGTTCGGCTCGGGCGCCAAGCCCGGCGGTGTCATCCAAGTGCCCGGCAAGCTCGGCGACGACGGTCTGAAGGCGATGCTGGCCGGCTGGCGCACCGCCATGGAGGGGGCGGAGAACGCCGGAAAAACCGCCGTTTTGTGGGAAGGTGCCACCTGGACTCAGATGACGCTCAACAGCGTCGATAGCCAGTTCCAGGAACTCCGGCTGTTCCAGCTTCAGGAGATCAGCAGGGCGTTCAACATCCCGGCGTCGATGCTCGGCGATCTTACCCGCGCCACCTGGTCGAACTCCGCTGAGATGCAGCGCCAGTTCCTCCAGCTCTGCCTCGAACCCTGGCTGCGGGCGTTGGAATCGGCCTTCCGCCGGGCGCTGTTCACCTCGGATGAACGCCAGTTCTTCGCCGTCCGCTTCGAGCGCGACGACTTCACGAACGTGGATCTCACGGCCCGCGCCACAGCGATCAACAGCCTGGTCGCCTCGCGGGTGCTGAACCCCAACGAAGGCCGCGCCTGGATCGATCTCCCGCCCTACGCCGGCGGCGAAGTCTTCGCCAACCCGAACACCGGATCGAACCAGCCCGGCGCCGCCGCGCCGCAGGAGGCCAACCGTGGATCTGAGTGACGCCCTCGCCAACATCGACGATCAGGACCGTGGCCGCTGGCTCGACGTCATGAATCCCTGGACGGGCGAGCCGACCGGCTTCCGGTTTAAGCTCTCCGGCCCGGACAGCCGCGTTCAGAAGCGCGCTCGCGTGCTGATGATGGACGATCTTGCCGAGGCGGCGAAGCCGGACGGCACGGTTGCCTACGAGGCCCGCGAGGCGGCCCGCATCGCCTGCCTCGCCCGCTGCGTCCTTGATTGGGAGATGGCGGAGGGCGGCGCGCCGCTGCCGCTGTCGCACAAGGCCATCGTGCGGGTGCTGACAGACGTCCATTGGCTTCAACTTCAGGTCGACGCCTTCGCCGGCGACCGCACCGCCTTCCGACCGGAGGTGGCGTGATGGAACGCCTGTTCGTCGAGACGAAGATGCTCGCCGACGAAGCCGGGGCGATCTCCGGCCTGGCGTGGAAGTTCGGCACACCCGATCGTGTCGGAGACGACATCCTGCCCGGCGCCTTCAAGGGCGCGAAGCTTCCCATTCCCATGTTGTTCGGCCACGACGCCAACGACCCCGTCGGCACCTGGGATGCGGCAACGGAGAAGTCGGACGGCTTGCACCTCGCCGGCAAGCTTCTCGTCGACGATGTCGCCCGCGCCCGCGAGGTCCGCGCCCTGGTTCAGTCCGGCGCGGTTCGCGGCCTCTCCATCGGCTTCATCACCAAGAGCGCCAGTTCGCGCGCCGGCGGCGGCCGGACGATCAAGTCCCTGGAGCTTTTGGAAGTCTCCTTGGTGACGATCCCCATGCATCCCGGCGCACGGGTCACCAGCGCCAAGTCGGCGGTGTTGGTGCTCAGCATCGCCGCCGCCATCAACCGCGCAGCCGCGCACATCGGAAGGAATTGACATGCAGCATGTCACGGAACAGGCGCTGCTCGGCAGCGTGGCAATCGTTCGCAAGGGCGACGAGGACGATCCGTCCGCCATCGTCACCAAGGCGCTCGCCGATCTCCAGAAGAGCATCGACGACCGGCTGAAGAAGGTCGAGGACGGCGCCGACCTCAAGGCGCTGACCGATCGCATCGCCGATCTGGAGAAGAAGGCCAACCGTCCCGGCGGCACGAAGGCGAACGCCGACGAACAGAAGGAGATCGAGCGCAAGGCGCTGGCCTCCTACCTGCGCACCGGCTCCGATGTCGAGATGAAGGCGGCGGCTGCTACCGACAACAACGTCGACGGCGGTTACTTCGTCCTGCCGACGGTGGATCTGTCGATCCGCAGCCTGATCACCGACCTGTCGCCGATGCGCAGCCTGGCCGAGGTCGTCAGCATCTCGACCGCCACCTATGAACGCTTCTACAGCCTCGGCAAGCGCGGCGCCCGCTGGGTTTCGGAGCGCGACGACCGGCCGCAGGACACCGCCCGGCCGGAACTGATCAAGCACAGTTACGGCGTCGCCGAGCTGTACGCCGCGCCGACCGCGACCCGGACGCTGCTCGACGATGCCGCCGTGGATGTCGCGTCCTGGCTGACGAACAACGCCACCCACGACTTCGCCGAAACCGAGGGCGAGGCATTCATGACCGGCGGCGGCCTCGACAATGCGCCGCGCGGCCTGCTCGATTATCCGACCGCCTCGGGCAAGGACTTCGTCCGCGAGTGGGGCAAGTTCCAGCATGTGCCTGGCGGCACCGCCGCGAACGTCGACTGGTCGACGGCGCTGGTCAAGCTCATCGCCGCCTTGCGCAAGCCCTACAAGGCCAACGCCTTGTTCCTGATGAACACGAACACGGCCGTGGTGCTGCGCAGCCTGAAGGACGCCGACGGCCGTTACCTCTGGGCGCCGACCGGCAACCTGATCGAGGGCATCGAGCATCCGTTGCTCGGCTATCGCGTCGAGATCGACGAGAGCATGCCGGACATCGCCGACAACGCCATGCCCATCGCCTTCGGCGACTTCCGGCAAGGTTACGTCATCGTCGATCGGCAGGGCATCAGGATCAACCGTGACGAGCTGACGGTGAAGGGCCGCATCATCTTCGATGTCTACAAGCGGGTTGGCGGCGGCGCCGGCGACTACAACGCGATCAAGTTCCTGAAACTCTCGGCGAACTGAGGGGGCCATCATGAAGGACACGTATCACGACAACAAGGCGGTCCAGGCTCTGGCGCCGGCCGTTGTCACCGCTGCCGTCAACGGCGCCGCCATCGACCTTAAGGGCTTCGACTCGGCGCTGTTCGTCATCAACACCGGCGCCACCGCGGGTTCGGGCGATTTCGGCGTGAAGCTGCAGGAGAGCGACACCCCGACGGACGGCGATTTCACCGACGTCGCCGCCGCCGACCGTCTCGGCACGGTTCCGGCCACACTGGTGGCGAGCACCGTCTACCGGCTCGGTTACATCGGGTCGAAGCGGAAGCGCTACGTCCGCCTTGCGGTGACGAAGGCGGGCGGCACCTCCATCGCCCTCGGCGCCGCGGCGCTGCTTGGCCATCCCAACTTGGCGCCGGTGGCCTGATATGTCCGACCGCTTCGCCAACGTCGCCGACACGGTGTCCCAGCAGGGCCGCCGGCACTTCACCATCGTGCCGAGCGACGCGGTTGACCTGCTGGAGCGACCGAAAGCCATTGTCTGCACGGTGGACGGGACGATCAATCTCCGCGATGAGGCGGGGGTCGACATCGCCTATCCGATGACCGCCGGGCAGATGCTGGTCTTCCGCCCCGTCCGCGTGCTCGCCACGGGGACGAGCGGCACCTTCATCGGGTGGTACTAGCCATGCCGGTGCGCGCTCCCTCGGTCTGCGGCTTCTGTGGCCGTGCTCACCCGCCAGGCGAGCGCTGCGAGCGCGGCGCCGCAGCCGACCGGGAGCGCAAGACACGGTTCGACGCCAAGCGGCCGAGTGCTCGGCAGCGCGGCTACACGAAGGAATGGGAGCGCGAGCGCCGGGCCTTCCTGGCTTCGCATCCCACCTGCGTCCGCTGCGGCGATCCGGCCACCACCGTCGATCATATCCGGCCCCATCGCGGCGACGAGCGCCTGTTCTGGGACCAATCGAACTGGCAGCCGCTGTGCAGCCATTGCCACAACGCCTGGAAGCAGGCGAGCGAAAGGAAGCTCCCATGACCATCTACGCGACGGCAGGCGCCAAGCTGTACATCGGCGGCACCCATGATCAGAAGTCCACGGACTTTGTCGCCACCGACTTCAACAGCGAGGCGTGGACCCTGATCAACGAGGTCGAGGGCCTGGGCTCCGTTGGCGACACGTCCGAGGCTGTCACCTTCACCTCGATGTCCGACTCCCGCACCCGGACGCTGAAGGGGCCGCGATCGGCCGGCACGATGGAGATCGTGATGGGCATCGACCCGGCTGATGCCGGACAGGCCGCCCTCATCGCCGCAGAGAAGACGCCCTTCGACTATGGCTTCCGTGTCGTGCTGAACGATGCTCCCGCCCCGCGCTCGGCGGCCGTCACGATGACGATCGCCTCGCCCGGTGTCGTGTCCTGGAACGCCCATGGCCTGGAGGTTGGCGACAAGGTGAAGTTCTCGACGACGGGCGCGCTGCCCACCGGCCTCACCGCCGGCACCGAGTACTTCGTCAAGACGGTCCTCGACGCCAACACCTTCACCGTTGCGGCCACCGCCGGCGGTTCGGCCATCGCCACGACGGGCACTCAATCGGGCATCCACACCGCAACCAACGTGCCGACCGCGAGCGAGCGTCTGTTCATCGCCAAGGTGATGAGCCAGTCCGAGCAGTTCGACCAGGCGAACGCCGTGTTGAAGCTCAACGCCAGCCTCGGCGTGAACAGCAACGTCGTTCGGATCAACGCGGCGGGCTGATGTCCAGGCCGGGGGTGGTCTCCAACTTTCCACCCTTCTAGGGGACCGGCGGCGGGTCCTTCGCGCGTGACTTGACCGAATTGGAGTTTTCGCAATGGCCATCGTCACGGTCGACGAGCTGAAGCAACAGCTGAATCTCACGGCAGACCTCGGCACGGCCGACGATGCCTTGCTCGGGCGCAAGCTGGCGGCGGCTCAGAACCACGTCGAACGGCTGCTCGGCTTCAAGATCGCGGAGGAGTTCGAGGACGAGGCCGACGTGCCGCCGGCGCTGGTCGAGGCGATCTATCAGCTTGCCGCCCTCTGGTACGAGGAGCGTGCGGCGGCCTCCGGGGTGAACACCATGGCCGTGCCCTATGGTCTGGCGGACATCGTCCGGGAGCACCGGAGGTGGTCGTTCGATGGCTGACGACGGCGGGCTGTCCCGCATCCAGCGGCGGTTGAACGCCATCCCGAAGCGGCTGAAGGAGCGTATGGGCGCCGTCGCCGTCGAGGAGGCGGAGAAGATCGCTGCCGACATGAAGGCATTCGCCGAGGCGTCCCGCGACACCGGCGACCTGATCGACAGCATCACCGTTACCGGACCGGGGCAGGTCACACCGCCTTACAGCCAGCCCGGCGGAATGACGAAGGTCAGTGACACCGGCGCGATGATCACCGCCGGCAATGAAGAGGTCCGCTATCCGCACCTCGTCGAGTACGGCACTGACACCGCGCCGGCTCAACCGTTCTTCTGGCCCGCCGTCGATTTGAACAAGCGCAAGGTCCAGCTTCGCCTCCGCCGTGAAGCACGGAAGGCGGTCCGCGAGCAATGGGGGAAGAAATGACCCCAGAGACCGCCCTTCAGACCGCGATCCGCGCCCGCCTGGTCAACAGTACGGAAATCGTCCAGTTGGTGCCGGCCGCCTCGATCCTGGACCGCAACGCCCGGCCGAACCCCGACCCGGCTATCATCATCGGCGAGGGGCTGTCGGTCGACGATGGCGACAGCATCGCCCGCGACCGCGTCCGCGTCGTGATGGACCTGCACGTCTGGCGGAAGGAGCCGAGCACCGCCGGCGTGAAGGCCATCGCGGGCGCCATCAGGACGGCGCTGCGTGATCGTCTCGTGCTCGCCACCGGCTTCCACTGCGGCGACTGCCACGTGATCCGCAGCCGGTTCCTCCGCGATCCCGATGGCGAGACTAGCCACGCCGTCGTGACCGTCGAAGCCATCGTGACGGAGTTGCTTTGATGCGCGCCGGCAAGCTCGACAAGGTCATCACCTTCCAGCGCTTCACGTCGACAGTCGATGATTTCGGCACGCCGGTGGAGACCTGGGCCGACATCGCGGACCTGCGAGCGCAGGTGGTGCAGTCGTCGACCGAGGAGTTCATCCGTGCCGGAGCCGAGAGCGATACCGTCATCATCTTCCGCACTCGCTTCCTCGATGGGGTCACCACGGCCGACCGGATCAAATATGCCCATGAGGCATATTTCAACATCAAGGAACTGAAGGAGATCGGCCGCCGGCAGGGTCTGGAGATCCGTTGCGTGAGGTCGGAATGAAGGGGGCGAAACCCAATCTCAGGACCGATCGCGACGCCGTTCGCAAGCCGCTGCCGGCGCCGAAGTGGCTGGCGGCCGAGGCGAAGACGGAATGGCGCCGCGTCATGCCGATCCTGGTCGAGCGCCGCATCCTGACGACGGCCGACCTCGGCAGCCTGGAGAACTACTGCGTTGCCACCGGCCGCATCCGTCAGGCCGAGGCCGAGATGCAGGCAACCAACGACGCCGAACTGAAGGTGAAGCTGTTCCGCGTCCAGGACAAGGCTATGGCGTCAGCCCGGCTGCTCGCCGCCGAGCTTGGCCTGACGCCGGTGTCCCGGTCCCGGCCGGCCGTGAGGGAAAAGGGTGATGACGACGAAGACCTATCCCCACTGGATCTATGACGGCTCGCCGATCGACGATCCGTTCGGGCATGGCGAGCGCGCCGTGCGGTTCCTGCGCGCCCTGCGGCATCCGAAGTCCGTCATGCCGAAACGAGGGTTTCAGCTCGACGGGTGGCAGGAACGCATCGTGCGCCGCATCTACGGCCCGCGGCACGCCGACGGCTCCCGCATCGTCAAGACGGTGATGCTCCTGCTCCCTCGCGGCAATCGCAAGACGTCCTTGTCGGCGGCGCTGGCGCTCCTGCACACCATCGGACCGGAGCGGGTGCCCGGTGGCGAGGCCATCTTCGCCGCAGGCGACCGCAAGCAGGCCGGCATCGCTTTCAAGGAGGCCGTCGGTATCATCCGCGAGGACAAGCGCCTTGTCGCCGCCACGCGGGTCTACGATGCCCACAACTCGGCGAAGAAGATCGCCTTCCCCCGCGACGATTCGTTCCTGGAGGTGATTTCCAGCGAGGCCGGCACGCAGCATGGCCGCACGCCGGCGTTCGTTCTCTCGGACGAGATCCACACCTGGCCGAACCGCTACCTCTGGGAAGCGCTCTCCACCGGCCTCGACAAGACCGACAACCCGCTGCTGGTAGTCGCCACCACGGCCGGGCGGGGACAGGAGAACCTTGCCTGGGAGGTCGTCGAGGATGCCCGCAAGGTGGCGCGCGGCGAGGTCGACGACCCCTCCATCCTGCCCATCCTGTTCGAGGCCGACCGCAACGCCGACTGGCGTGACGAAGCGCTATGGCACGAGGTGAACCCCGGCCTTCGCCACGGCTATCCTTCGCTGGACGGCTTTCGGCGCCACGCCAAGCGCGCCGAGCGTAGCGTCGGTGAGCGGCAGTCGCTCCGGCAGTTGAAGTTGAACATCTGGCTCGACACCGCCGCCGACCCCTTCGTCGACATGGACATCTACGACGCCGGCGCCTGGCCGGTCGACCTCGATGCGCTGCGGGAGGAACCGTGCTGGCTCGCGGTCGACCTGTCCTCGACCACCGACCTATCCGTCATCGTGGCGTGCTGGCGCACCGCCGACGGCTACGTCGTCCATCCCTGGTTTTTCTGCCCCGCCGACAGCCTCCCCGATCGTGAAGACCGATCGGGCGCTTCCTATGAGACGTGGCGTGACCAGGGGCTGATCACGGCGACGGAAGCACCGGTTATTGATTTCATCGCGATCGAAAACAAAATCATCACGATCTGCGACGAGTTCAATGTTCAGGAGATCGCTTTCGATCCCTTCATGGCGCGGCAGGTCCAGCCGAAGCTGATCGAGAAGGGCTTGCCCGTCGTCGACTTCCGCCAGATGCCTTCGCTGATGATGCCTGCTTTCCACGAGCTTGAGCGGGCCATCTTGGGCGGGGAACTTCGCCACGGCGGCAATCCGGTGCTGCGGTTCTGCTTCTCCAACGTGGTGGTGAAGCGGAACGATCAGGGGCACGTCATCAAGTTCACCAAGCCGAAGCTGTGGCTGTCGATCGATGGCGCCGTTGCCGCCGCCATGGCGGTGGCGCGCTGCGCCGCGGGCGATACCGGCCGGTCCAGCTACGACACCTTCGCGGGCGACATGGAAGAATGGGGGATGGCCTGATGGCAACGACCAAGGGTGATGAGGAACAGCTTGCCATCAACATCGTGGCGAAGCTGAACGACCTCGAAAAGCAGATGGCCCGCGCCAACGGCATCACGGCCAAAGCGTACCGGGAAATGTCGCTCGGATCGAAGCGTGCGACGACGCAGATGTCCAACGACGCGATCCGGTCCTCGGTGCGGGTTAAGCAGGCCATGGCGTCGGTCAGTGCCAGCGTCGGCACGTTCGGTAAGTCGTTCGCCGCTGCCACGGCGGCCTTCATCGGCGTGAACCAGATCGCCGCTGCCTCGCAAGCCTACATCCGCGCCGAGAATGCCCTGAAGGTGGCGGGCAAGTCGGGCGACGATCTCGCCAACACCTTCCAGCGTCTCTATGGCATCGCTCAGGCGAATTCCACGCCAATCGAGACCCTGGTCGGGCTCTATTCCAAGGCGGCACAAGCGCAATCGAGCCTCAAGGCGTCTGACGAGCAACTGTTGGCCTTTACCACCATGACGGCGCAGGCGCTGCGGGTCCAAGGCAAGAGCGCCGAGGAATCCTCGGGCGCCATGCTCCAGCTCGGCCAGGCGCTCGGAGGCAGCAAGATCCAGGCGGAGGAGTACAACTCCCTCATCGACGGCGCCCGTCCGCTGCTCCAGGCTGTGGCGGCTGGCCTGAAAGAAGCTGGCGGGGATGTATCGAAGCTTACCGCCCTGGTGAAGGATGGAAAAGTTAGTGTGGCCGCGTTCTTCAACGCCGGCATCGCCGGCGCCCCTGTGCTGGAGCAGAAGCTGGCGGGCGCGCAGAAGACCGTGGCGCAGGCCGGCATCGAGTTCAGCAACGCCATGATCGGGCTGGTCGGCGCGATCGACAAGGCCGTCGGCGCGACGCCGAAGGTCGCCGGCGCGCTGTCGGCCGGATCGAAGCAGATCGAGACCGCCACCGGCTTCGTCAACGACCTCGCCGCCTCCTACGAGCGCCTGACGAAGGCTATGGCGACGGCGCCGAGATATAACGCCTACGGCACCGCGCCGGGGGACATTCCGAGCGGCGGGCAGGACTGGTACAGCCGAACATACGGCAGTGCGACGCCGCGTCCGCCGTCGACCGCCGGGCAGGACCTCGCCGAGATCCAGAAGCGCCTCAATGCCGAGCAGGAGCGTCGGCTTGCCGAGGCCCGCAATCCCAATGTGCTCATGCAGGCTTACGATGGGAAAATTACCGCGCCGACGCCGAAGGTGAAGCCCGTCAGCCTCAAGGACTATCCCGTCCTCGGGGATGGCGACAAAACCGAGAAACTGAACGACTACGAGCGGGAGATTCGCTCCATCCAGGAGCGCACGGACGCACTTCGGGCGGAAATCCCCGTCGTCGGGCAGTCGGCGGCGGAGCAGGCGAAGGCCGCAGAGGTGCAGAAGCTGAAGACCGCCGCAGAACGCGAAGGGCTCGCTCTGACACCGGAGCGCCTCGCTGAAATTGAGCGGGTCGCTAGCGCTTACGGCGCCGAGACGGCAGCGTTGGAAAAGGTGAAGACCGCACACGAGGAGCACCAGGAGCTATTGCGCTTCGCCGGGCAAGAGATCTCCAGCTTCTTCAGCGACATCGTTTCCGGGGGAAAGAACGCCGAAGAGGCCCTCATGAATTTGACGAAGCGCTTAACCGACGCGCTTCTCCAGGCGTCGCTCTTGGGTGACGGCCCGCTCGCAGGGCTCCTCGGGCTCAAAGGCGCCAACGGGAACGTCGGAGGTCTAATCGGCGGACTGTCCGGCCTGTTCTCGGTGGGCGCGCCCCTGAACATCATTCCATCGGCCGCCGGCAACGTCTTTGCGTCGTCCGGCCTGCATGCCTACAGCAACAAGGTGGTCGACCGCCCGGCCTTGTTCGCCTTTGCCTCGGGCGCCGGCCTGATGGGCGAGGCCGGACCGGAAGCCATCATGCCGCTCCAGCGCGACGCCTCCGGCCGGCTCGGTGTGGCGACCCATGGTGGCGGTGGCCAGCAGCAGGCTCAGGCGCAGAAGGTCGATGTCGGCGTCACCGTCGACGACGACGGCGGCCTGCGGGCCTACGTCAAGCGAGTCAGCGCCACGACGATGGCGGCATCGGTGCCGGCCGTGGCGAAGGCGGCCGAGTCCCGCGTAGCCACTCGCTTCGCCAGCGGCGGCTTCGACAAGATCCAGCGCGGCCGGTACGGCATCACTCCCACAACCGTCAAGAGGTAAATCATGACAAGACCTGTTTGGCCCGAAGACCTGCCGTGCTCTCCCATCAACAACTCCTGGAAGATGGAGCCGCAGGACAACCGCTCCTTCTTTGAACCGGAAATCGGCCCGCCCCTCACGTCGCCGAACGGCACCACGACCGGTGCCAAGGTCTCGTTCTCGCTCGCCTTTACCAAGGCGCAATTCCTGGCGTTCGAGCAGTTCTACAAAACTGATCTGAAGTTCGGCGCCAAAGCCTTCGAGATGCTCGACCCGCTGACCGACGCCGCGGCGGTGTGGAAGTTCGGCCGCTCGCCCTACAGCGTTCAGAACTTCGCTGACGGTGTGGTGCAGGTCGGCGTCAACCTGGTGAGGTTGTCGTGAAAGACCGGCTGCGCAGGCTGATGTGCGAGGCTCTGCGGCGGAACCTGGAGCGGGCGGCCGACATCCAGATTCCCGCCGGCGGCGAGCTTCTATGGCGCTGGTTCCTGGATCTCTGCGGGACACGTGCCGTGACCATGGCCGGAGCGCAGCCGATCAGCTTCGCGGAAATCGAAGCCTATGCCCGCCTCACAGGCTGGCAGATCGAGGCCCGGCACGTCGCCGTGCTCCGGGCCATGGATGCCGAGTTTCTGGCGTTCGGACGACGGCAGGCTCAGGCGCAACCCATCGGTACGGCGAAGATGTCACCGCCCGTTTCTTCGCGCCCGCTCACCGCTGGCCTCCTGGACGGCATTCTCGGAAGGTAGGCCGCCTATGAAAAATCCGGCCTCCGTTCGCATCTTCAGTGGGCGGCAGCGCGAACACATTGTCGGCCGTATCGTGCGTGTCCTCGGAAATTGGCGCTCAAGTCCCTTTGAGCATGAGGGAGCGTGCCATGCTGGTCTGCGCGCCTCTCTTTGCCTGGCCGGCCATTCCTGGCCGAAAGCCGATTTCGAAGCGAAGCTTGTGGTCGATGAAGGCTTGCGGCGCATTGGTGCTGTGCGGCCGACATGGGAGCAAGGTCAACGGGAATATGTCGAATCGCCTGATCGATGCATCTGGTGCATGGGGCCGATGCCTGCGCTTCCCTCCGGCCGGCACGGGAAATTCTGCTCCGCAATCTGCGCCACTGCCGCGCGAGTTCGCCGAGAGGGCGAGTGGGATCTACGCACAAGCAGCGCCGCGCGTGCTGCGGCGGCAGTTGTTAAGCGCGACACTCTGCCGTTGGTGCCATGCCTGCACTGCGGGAAGGCGTTCCGGCCGTACTCGCAGGATCTTCGTGGTCGGAAATTCTGCTCGACAGAATGCGCCGGTATGGCGCGGAGAACCATTCCCGACAAAGAATGTCCTACCTGTGGACGTCAATTTTGGGCGCCATATAGCAAGTCACGGTTCTGCTCACGGAAATGCAGCCACGCCGCAATGGTCACGCTGAAGCCGATCGAGTGCAAAAAATGTGGAACAATATTTCGGCCGTCCGATCAAAAAGCAAAATATTGCAGCAAGGCGTGCCGCAACTCAGCAGAGCGTGAAGCAACTCACTCTTGTATCTGCGTGTGGTGCTGGAAGACCTTCATTTCAAAGTACCCTCACGCGAAGTTCTGCAGTCAAAACCACAAGAGTATGGACTATCAGCAACGCACCGGTCGGAAGAACCTCCGAAGGCCCGCCCCGATCATCCTCTTCCCGCCCCGCCAGCCCATCCTTACCCCGGAGGTGTTCGACGGGTGGTTCAGAGAGGCGGCGTGAACGCTGCCCGCCATGTCGCATTCCATGTCGCATGGAGTTGCCGAGCCCTCTTGGAAATCGGCGGAAATGCTGGGAATTCAGTTGCAACACGATGCGACATAGCGATAGCGTAAACGCCCCGCGCAATCCGCTCTATGATGTTGATTTTTAAGTGAAAGATAAGTGGCTGGGGGACCTGGATTCGAACCAAGATTGACGGAGTCAGAGTCCGCAGTTCTACCGTTGAACTATCCCCCAGCAGGGATCCGCACGAAAGTCGCTTGGCGACGCCCGTGAAGTGGCGGCTAGGTAGCAAAGGGGGATAGGCATTTCAAGTGCCTTTCGTCGCTCCTGCACAGAATGTCGACAACGCCAGCGTCCTTCGTCCCATCGCCCGCCGCGCCGGCAACCGGCCTTGCCGCGAAAGCCGGCCGGACCGCCGCTCGCCGCACGACGATCCGATCCAAGCGGGTTCGGCGTTCGACCCCCGGTTTCTCCCCAGGCCACCGAGCGCCCTCTGCCCCACACTGCCGGCTTGCCACCGGCCCTTCATCATGCCGCCGCCGATCCCTTCCCGCGCCGCGGCGGAGAGCGGCGCTATCACGACGCCAGTGCGACCGCTCCTCGACTCGGCATAGACGCTGCGCGACCCGGTCGGGCGTGCCGCGGGCAGACGCCGCGACGCACCTGACCCTTTCCGTGGCCCGCGCTCCGCCATCGGATTGCGGCGCAAACGAAGCCGTCGCGCCGCGCCGCGCCGTCGGCACGTCGCATCTTCCCGCTCGCCCCGCCAGCCGCCGCGCCCCGCCAGCCGCCCGGCGCCGCCGCACCAACCCCGCCGCTTCGCCCACGTCATCCGCCCGCCACCCTCTCGCATCTTCCTTACCGCTCCTCCGCCGGTCGGAATCGGCTAAGGTCGCCGCGAGCAGAGAAGGAAGCGGAATGCGCGATCCCATCACCGTCCTCAATGACGTCTTCGGCTATGCCGCGTTCCGGCCGCAGCAGGAGGAGGTCGTCCGCCACGTCGCCGCCGGCGGCTCCGGCCTCGTCATCTTCCCCACCGGCCGCGGCAAGTCGCTCTGCTACCAGATCCCCGCCATCTGCCGCGACGGCGTCGGCATCGTCGTCACGCCGCTCGTCGCCCTGATGCGCGATCAGGTCGAAAGCCTCGGCCAGCTCGGCGTCGCCGCCGCCGGCCTCAATTCCGCCGTCCCGGCCGACGAGGCCGCCCGCATCCGCCGCGCCGCCGCCGCCGGCAAGCTCGACCTGCTCTACGTCACGCCGGAACGTCTCCTCACCCCGGAATTCCTCGCCTATCTGGAACGCGTGCCGCTCGCCCTGTTCGCCATCGACGAGGCGCATTGCGTCAGCCAGTGGGGGCCGGACTTCCGCCCCGACTACGCCGGCCTCGGCGTTCTCCGTCAGCGTTTTCCGCAAGTGCCGATGCTGGCGCTCACCGCCACCGCCGATGCGCGCACCCGCGCCGACATCCTCGCCTCGCTGTACCTGGAGGACGGCCGGCTCTTCCTCGCCAGCTTCGACCGCCCCAACATCCGCTACGCCATCGCCGAGCGCGACGAGCCGCGCCGCCAGCTTTGGGACTTCCTCGAACGCCACCGCGGCGCCAGCGGCATCGTCTACTGCCTCAGCCGCAAGTCGGTCGAGGCGACGGCGGAGTGGCTGAAGGGCAGGGGGCTGAACGCCGTCCCCTACCACGCCGGCCTGCCCAGCGAGACGCGCGCCCGCCACCAGGACATCTTTTCCGCCGACGAACCGGTCTGCCTCGTCGCCACCGTCGCCTTCGGCATGGGCATCGACAAGCCGGACGTGCGCTACGTCGCCCATCTCGACCTGCCGGCCTCCATCGAGGCGTACTACCAGGAGACCGGCCGTGCCGGCCGCGACGGCCTGCCGAGCGAGGCGTTCATGCTCTACGGCATGAACGACGTCGTGCAGCGCCGCCGCATGATCGCCGAAGGCGCCGCCGTCGACGAGGTCAAGCGCATCCAGCGCGCCAAGCTCGACGCCCTCGTCGGGCTGGCCGAGGGCTGCACCTGCCGGCGCCAGGCGATCCTGCGCTATTTCGGCGAGCCGCATCCCGGCCAATGCATGAACTGCGACGCCTGCCTGGAGCCGATGGCCACCTATGACGGCACCGTGCCGATGCAGAAGCTGCTGTCGGCCGTCTACCGCACCGGCCAGCGCTTCGGCGGCGGCCATGTCGTCGACGTGCTGCGCGGCGAGCGCACCGAGAAGGTGATCCGCCTCGGCCACGACCGCATCCCGACCTTCGGCGCCGGCGCCGACCTGACGCAGAAGGAATGGAGCGCCATCCTGCGCCAGGCCGTGGCGGGCGGCCTGCTCGACGTCGACCACGACGATTTCGGCGCCCTGAAGCTGACCGCCGCGGCGCGGCCGGTGCTGAAGGGCGAGGCGGAGGTGGTGCTGCGCCGCATCCGGGAGAAGGCGGCGAAGCCGAAGCGGCGCGAGCGCGGCGGCGGCACGGGCGCGCCGAGCGCCGCCGTCGCCGAACTGCCGCGCGCCGACCAGGAGCTGTTCGAGCGGCTGCGCCGCTGGCGGGCCGAGCAGGCGCGCGCCCAGGGCGTGCCGCCCTACGTCGTGTTCTGGGACGCCACCCTGGCGGCGATCGCCGCCAACAAGCCGGCCGGCGACGACGACCTCGCCGTCATCGCCGGGCTCGGCACCGCCAAGCGGCGGCGCTACGGCCCGGACGTGCTCGCCGTGGTGGCGGACTGGCGCGCCGAGCAGTAGCGTTGCGGAGCGAAGTGGCGCCGGTCCGTCCGTGCAACTCGCGCGGGAAGGCCGGTCCGGGGCCTTCCTGCGCCGCCGTGCGGTGCCGCAGATCCGGGTCGGCGGCGGTTGACACGGACCGCCGGCGAGGGCGAGATTTCGCCATGATGGCGCGGCAGGCTCGCCGCCGAGCCGCCGCCGGCGGCAGCGTTGACCCGATCCGCCTTGGGCGGCAGTGTCGGAACAGGAGCAGCATGGCTTCGATCTTCCTGGAGACGATGGACGAGACCGCCGGCGAGCCGACGCGCCACGTCGTCGACGCCCCCGCCACCGTCGGCCGCGGCGCCGAGTGCGATCTGCGCCTCGATCCGGCCAACCGCGCCCTGTCGCGCATCCATCTCGAGGTGGTGGCCGAGGACGGCGGCCTTTACGTCGTCAACCGCGCCTCCAACCCCGGCACCACCCGCCACGACGGCCGCTCGCTGGTCCAGGGCGACCGCATCGCGCTGCCCGCGACCGGCGCGCTCACCTTCGCCCTCTTCGGCACCGAGGTGCGCGTCGGCCGCGCCGGCGCCCTGTCGGTGGCGGTGTCGCGCAGCCCCGACGGCGAGCCGGTCGAGGATCTCGGCCGCTACGACCTGGTGCCCGGTTCGGCCGTGCTGGTGCGTGCCGGTCCGCCGGCGACGGTGACGACAATCGCCCCGGCCGCCTGGGCGCCGCCGCCCGCCGGCGCCGTGCCCGAGGCGCAACTGGCCGTCTATCTCGACCGCGGCCAGCCGACGCTCGCCGTGCTCGGCCGCGCCGACGGTCCGGTCACCATCGACGGCGCCGAACTGCCGACGGCGAGCGCCTATCTGCGGCCGCTGGAGAGCGTCGCGCATGGCGGCTTGAAGCTGGAACTGCACGAGGAAGGGCTCGACTTCCGCCGCTGCCCGACCTGCGCCACGCTGAACCCGCCCGGCCGCGCCGCCTGCCGCATTTGCGGCGTCCCCTTCGCCGCCGAACCGGCGGAGCCGGCCCCGGCGTCGACTCCGGCGGTGGCTACCCCGGCGTCGGCGCCGGCGGGGGCGGGTCCCGCCGCGACTCCGGGGGCGCCGGCCCTCGCTTCGGCGCCGGCCACCCCGCCCGCGTCGGCGGACAGGCCCGAGCCGCCGGCCGTCGCCGCGCTCGATCCCGCGCCCGAGCCGGCGCCCGCCCCCGACAACGTCCCGGAAAAGGATCGCGCCGCCCCGGATCGCGTCCCCGACGCGCCATGACCGCCGGCGCCGGCGAGCCGGTCGAGATCCGCGTCGTCGACGCCGCCGGCCGGGTTCTCGCCACCATGCCGCTCGGCCAGGACGGCGACTATCTCGTCGGCCGCGACGCCGACATCGCCGAGATCGCGCTGCCCGACCTCAGCGTCTCGCGCCGCCATTGCCTCATCCGCGTCTCCGCCGGCCGCCTCATGGTGCGCGACATGGGCTCGGCCAACGGCAGCAAGCTCGGCCGCCTGCCGCTGCAAGACGACTGGACCGCCTGGGACGTCGGCCGGCCGCTGCTCGTCGGCATCTACACCCTGTTCCCGCTCGACGCCGCCGGCCGCGCTGCCGCCGGCGGCGACGGCGCGCCGCACCCGCTGCCGCCGGAAGCCCGTCCGTCGGTCTCCGTCGCCTTCCCGGCCACCGAGTTCGCCGACGACCACGTCGCCGTCGCCGACCTCGCCGCCGCCGGCCGCCGCGTCGACGAGGCCGACCTCGTCTCCATCGGTGGCGGCCCGGCCTCCTTCGCCCTCGTCGACCTCATGCGCGTGCGCGGCCTCGCCGCCGAGCGCATCCGGGTGATCGCCCCCGACGCCGATCCGCTCGACCGGCTCGCTTCCGTGGCGGCCGCCCTCGGCCTCGGCCCGCACGACCGGCTGCGCGCCGCCGCCGCCGCGACGCTCGACAATCCCTGGGGCGTGCCCGGCTATGCCGGCCGCGAGAGCCTCGCCGCGCTCCGGGCGCTCAGGCCGGGAGCGGCGCTCGGGCCCCTCGCCGCCGCCTTCGTCGGCTCGACGCTCGCCGCGCCGTTCGGGCCGCGCCTCGGCGACGTCCGCGCCGGTGTGGCGGCCGAGGCGGCGCGCATCGGCTGGGCGGGTATGCGCCTGCCCGGCCGGGCGCTGGCGCTGCGCAAGACCTCGGACGGCCGCTACGCCGTCGCCTACCGCCTGCCGGCCGACGCCGCCGAGGGCGAGGCGCGCAACCGCTTCGTCGTCGCCCGTCATGTGCATTTCGCCACCGGCTGGCCGCCGCTCGCCTACACGCCGCTCCTGGAGCGCTTCCGCCGCGCCCATCGCGGCAACTACCGCGTCGCGGCGCTGCGCGAGCCGCACGAGGCGGCGCTGGCGGCGCTCGTCCGCGACGGCGGCGCCGTCGCCGTGCTCGGCGAGGGGTTTGACGTCTTCGTGGCGCTGGAGCGGCTGATCCGGCTGCGCGCCCGCCAGCGGCAACTGGCCATCGTCCGCGTCGGCGCGCCCTTCGCCTTCGGCGACGATGCCTGGCCGCGCCGCGCCTTCACCGCCCGCCCCGGCGAACCGCCGCCGGCGCCGCCGCCGCCGACCGTGCCGGAGCGCGACGACCTCATCGCCGCGCTGGAGATCGGCGCCTCCGACGGCTGGTACCGCGCCATCGACGGCACGCCCGTCGACCTCGTCCCGGCCGGCGATGCGATCGCCCTCACCGTGGCGCCGGCGGCGGCGCCGGAACGGCCGATCTCGTTCGCCGCCGATTTCGTCCTAGACGGCCGCCC